GGCGAGAACCGCAGCGTTGGCGGCGTCGGCGGGATGAACTTTGCGGCGTTTCATGAGCGATCTCCGTGGGTTACGGGACCGCAGACAGCCTCGATACACAAATCGGAGCAACTCCTAAGTCGCTCTAATCGCTCATTATTTTCGCTTGGGAGCGCAGTCCATGGGTCTGTCGCGGAGGGCCTATGCGCGCCATCGCGGCGTCTCCGACATGGCAGTTCGAAAGGCCATCGCCTCGGGCCGGATCACTGTTGAGGACGACGGCACGATCGATCCCGAGAAGGCGGATCGCGCCTGGGGATCGAGCTCCGATCCCGCGCAGGTTCGCCCCGTTGCCAAAGCCCCGCCGCCGCGCGGGACGCCCCGTCCGGTGCCGATGGCGGCGGTTGAAGCCGTGCGTGAGACCTTGCGCGAAAGCGGCGAACCCACGCCCGCCGCCGGCAATATGACCTTCGTCCAGGCGCGCACCGCCAACGAGGTGATCAAGGCGCAGGAGCGCCGCATCCGCCTTGGCAAGCTCAAGGGCGATCTGGTCGATCGGTCCCGCGCGGTCGCGACCGTCTTTGCGCTCGCACGGCGCGAACGCGACGCCTGGGTGCAATGGCCGGCGCGCGCCGCCGCCCTGATCGCCGCCGAATTGCAAATCGATCCTCACCGCTGCGAGCAGGTTCTCGAAGCCCATGTCCGACGCCATCTCGAGGAACTCAGCCAGCTCGGCATCGAGCTTCGATGAGGGCTTCGACGGGCGTGCGGAGATCATCAGCGCCTGGAACCGAGGCCTCGCGCCCGATCCGGCGCTGACGGTTTCGGCCTGGGCGGATCGCTATCGCTTCCTGTCCTCGCGCGCCTCGTCCGAGGCGGGCCGCTATCGAACCGACCGGACGCCCTACATGCGCGGCGTCATGGACGCGCTTTCGCCCGGCAGTTCGGCCCGGCGGATCGTGTTCATGAAGGCGGCGCAGGTGGGTGCTACCGAGGCCGGTAACAACTGGATTGGCTATTGCATCCATCAGGCGCCGGGACCATTCCTCGGTGTTCAGCCGACGACCGATCTCGCCAAGCGACTGTCACAACAGCGCATCGAGCCGCTGATCGACGAAAGCCCGGAACTTCGGTCGCTGATCCTGCCGTCGCGCTCGCGCGATAGCGGCAACACGGTGCTCGCCAAGAAATTCGCGGGCGGGCAGCTCGTGCTGACCGGCGCCAATTCCGCCGTTGGCCTGCGATCGATGCCCGCGCGCTACGTCTTCCTCGACGAGGTGGACGCCTATGAGGGTGATGTTGACGGCGAAGGCGATCCGGTTGCGCTTGCCATCGCCCGCACGCGCACCTTCGGCCACCGCGCCAAGGTGTTTCTGGTCTCGACGCCGACGATCAAGGGCCTGTCGCGGATCGAGCGCGAATTCGAAGCGAGCGATCAGTGCCGCTTCTTCGTCCCGTGCCCGCATTGCAGCCTGCTGCAATGGCTCAAGTTCGAGCGTCTCAAGTGGACAAGCGGCGAACCGGCAAGCGCCGCCTATCATTGCGAGGGCTGCGATCAGCCGATCGCCGAGCACCACAAGACCGCGATGCTGTCGGCGGGCGAATGGCGGGCAACGGCCACGCCGACTGATCCGCATTGCGTGGGCTTCCATATCTCCGGGCTCTATTCGCCGGTCGGCTGGCTCGGCTGGGCTGATATCGCGCGCGAATGGGAAGCCGCCCAGGGCGATGATGCGGCGCTCAAGGCCGCGAAGAACACGCTGCTCGGCGAGACGTGGCAGGAACGCGGCGAAGCGCCGGATTGGCAGCGCCTCTACGAGCGGCGGGAAGATTTCGCGCCGAGGGTAGCCCGGTGTGGCCTGATCCTCACCGCCGGCGCCGACGTTCAGCATGACCGCATCGAGGTCGATATCTGGGCATGGGGCCGGAGACTCACCAGCGCGCTCGTCGAACACATCGTGCTCGAAGGTGACACCTCCCGCGAGGAGGTCTGGGGAAAGCTCACCGCGTTGCTCGGCCAGACCTGGCACCATGAGAACGGCGCACGGATGCGGATCGCGCGGCTTGCGATCGACTCGGGCGATGGGCGCAACACCGCTGCCGTCTATGCCTGGGTGCGGCGCGTCGGCATCGGCCAGGCGCTCGCGGTCAAGGGCGTCGATGGCTTCGACCGCTCAACCCCGGTCGATGGCCCCACCTATGTCGATGTCAACGAGCATGGCCGCACGATCCGGCGCGGCGTGAAGCTCTGGAAGGTCTCGGTCGCCGTCTTCAAATCGGAGACCTATCGCTTCCTGCGGCTTGACCGCCCGACCGACGAAGAACTCGCGACCGGCACGCTATTCCCGGACGGGTTCGTTCATATTCCGAAGAGCGTCACCGCCGAATGGGTGAAGCAGCTTGTCGCCGAACAACTGGTGACGGTGCGCGACCGGCGCGGCTTCTCGAAACTGGAATGGCGGCAGATGCGCGAACGCAACGAGGCGCTCGATTGCCGCGTCTATGCCCGCGCCGCCGCCTGGCTGCTCGGGATCGACCGCTTCGACGACGCCAAGTTCGAGACGCTCGAAGAAGAGCTTCGGGTTGCCGCTGAAGATGAAGCGCGGCCGGTTGATCAGCGCGGCCTCACGCCCGCGACCGCGCCCCTGCGCCGCTCCGATTGGCTCGGGCGACGTGACAAATGGTTCTAACTTTTCGCGGGATTTCCGATGCCCTGGACGCAAACCGAACTCGATGCGCTCAAGCGCGCCTTCGCAGGCGGAACGTTGCGCGTCACCTATGACGGCAAGACTGTCGAATATGGCTCGGCGGACGATCTCCTGAAGCGCATCCGCACCATCGAGACCGAGATTGCCAGCACGTCCGGCAATCCGCGCCCCATCGCGGGATTTGCAAGCTTCGGCCGCGGTGATCGCTGATGGCCGCGAACTGGATCGATCGCGCCATCGCCAGCGTCGCGCCGGGCGCCGCGCGCAAGCGGCTTCTGGAACGGCACGCGTTCGAGAAGCTCGCGCGCGCCTATGATGGCGCGGCGGTCGGACGACGCACCGATGGCTGGCGCTCGTCGTCCAGCTCCGCCGATGGCGAGATCGCTTCCGGTGCGTCGCGGTTGCGTGACCGCATGCGGGACCTGACACGCAACAATCCGCATGCGGCGAAGGCCGTGGCGGTTCTGGTGAACAACATCGTCGGCGCCGGGATCAGGCCGCGCGCGGCGACCGGAACCGACGCGCTCGACAACCGGATCAATGAACTCTGGGAAGCCTGGGCGGCAAGATCAGATGCTGATGGCCTCGCCGATTTCCACGGGCTCACCACGCTTGCCGTCCGCGAGATGATCGAAGGCGGCGACGTGTTCCTTCGCCGTCGCATCCGCCGCACCGAAGACAAGCTGCCCGTGCCCTTGCAGCTTCAGCTTCTCGAAGCCGATCACCTCGACGACACCAAGATCGGCGCGCTTCCCGACGGCGGGCGGATCGTGCGCGGCATCGAATATGACGCCATCGGCCGACGCCGCGCCTATTGGCTGTTTCCCGATCATCCCGGCGACACCAGCGTGCCGCTGTCACGCAGCCTCACCTCGGCGCGCGTGCCAGCGGATGGCGTCGCCCATCTCTTCGAGCGCCAGCGCGTGCAAAGCCGCGGCGTGCCCTGGGGCGCACCGGCCATGCGGGCGATGCGCGATCTTGATGACTGGACCAATGCCGAGCTTGTCCGCAAGAAAACCGAAGCCTGCCTCGTTGGCGTGGTGCTCGGCGCGGATGAGGCCGATCAGGGCGTGGCGCCGACCGTTGTCGATGCCGAGGGCAAGACCATTGAGCAGTTCGAACCCGGGCTGATCGCCTATGCGCGCGGCGGCAAGGACATCAAGTTCAACCAGCCCGCTTCGACCGCAGGTGTCTCGGAATGGCTGCGGGCACAATTGCACATCATCGCCGCAGGATATCGCGTGCCTTATGAGTTGCTCACCGGCGATCTGTCTCAGGTCAACTATTCGAGCCTGCGTGGCGGTCTGGTCGAATTCCGGCGCATGGTCGATGCGCTGCAATGGCAATTGGTGATCCCGGGCTTCTGCGAACCGGTCTGGCGCTGGTTCACCGAGGCGGCTTGGGTCGCAGGCCTGATCCCGAACCCAGTGGTCAAGGTCGAATGGCAACCGCCGCGCTTCGATGCCGTCGATCCCCTGAAGGACGCGCAAGCCGATCTTCTGATGCTGCGCTCGGGCACCATGACGCTCGCCCAGGCCATCGCCCGGCAGGGCTACGATCCGGCCTCACAACTGGGCGAAATCGCGGAAATGAACGCGCTGCTCGATCAACTGAAGATCGTGCTCGATAGCGACCCGCGCATGATGACCAAGGCCGGCACGGCGCAGCCCGATCCGAACGATCCGGTCGGCGATACCGCTGACAACGAGCCGCCGGGCAAGCCGAAGCCCAAGCCCGGCACCAAAACCGGCAAGTAATCCACTTCGAGGACACCATGAAACCTGCTCAACTGCCTTCGCGCGGCGCGCCGCCTATGGCGAACGCGCTGCCGATGCAGACCCGGCTTGCGCCGGTCGCCTCCATCGAAGCCGAGACCCGAACCGTCGAAGTCGTCTGGACCACAGGAGCGTCCGTGCGCCGCCGTCGCTGGACCGGCTTTGATACTGCGATCAATTACGAGGAAATCCTCGTGGTCTCGCGCGATGCGGTCGATCTCTCGCGCCTCGATGCCGGCGCGCCGGTGCTGGACAGCCATTCGCAATGGACGACGCGCGCGATCGTCGGCGTCGTCGAACGCGCCTGGATCGACAAGGGCGAAGGCCGCGCAAGCTTGCGCTTCCCGAAGCCGGGCGTCGATGATACCGCCGATCGCCTGTTCGCGCTCGTCACCGACGGGATCGTCCGCAACATTTCGGTCGGCTACCGCATCGACAAGGTGCGCGTCGAAAGGCCCGAACGTGTCGGCGAACCTGAACGATGGTTCGTCGAACGCTGGACGCCGCACGAACTCTCCTTCGTCGCCGTCGGCGCCGACCCCGGCGCGCAAGTCCGCGCCGCGGGCGAGGCGCCGACCTTTCCCTTTGAACTGATCGAACCCTTCTCTCGAACAATGGAGATTGCCGCCATGGACGAACCAGTCCAAACCCGTGACGCCGCGCCCGAAGTGCCGCCCGCGCCTGCCGCGAATGAACGTGTCAATCCCGCGCCGCCCGATCCGGCACCTGCTGGGCCGAGTGCCGATCAGGTTCGCACGGAAGAGCGCGAGCGCGTGGCGGCGATCTTCGGCCTTGCCGACCGCTTCCGCCTCGAGCGCGCCTTTGCCGATGATCTCGTCTCGCGCGGCGTTGCCATCGAGGAAGCCCGCCGGGTCATTCTTGACAAGCTCGCCGAACGCGATGAGCGCGGCGTCGGTCATACTGCCGTCTCCTTCCCGGCGGGCGGGCTCGATGCAACCGTCACCCGCCGCGAAGCCATCACCGAAGCGATTGCCCATCGCCTCGCGCCGTCGGCGAACGCGCTGCCTGATCGCGCCCGGGAATATCGCGGCATGTCGCTGGTTGAGATCGCCCGAGAAACCCTGCAACAGGTTGGCGTCCGCACTCGCGGCATGACCGCGAACGAGGTGGTGCAGCTCGCGCTCCGCAATGCCGGTCCGCATGGCACAAGCGATTTTCCGCTGATCCTGGCCAATGTCGCAGGCAAGCGGCTGCGGCAGGCCTACACGACCGCGCCCCGCACCTTCGAACGCTGGACGCGCGGCATCACCACCACCGACTTCAAGCCGCTGTTCCCGACCCAGATCGGCAACTTCCCCGGCCTGCTGCCGGTGATGGAAGGCGCCGAGTTCAGCTATGGCACCATCGCCGAGAGTCGGGAAACCTATCGCCTCGCCACCTTCGGCCGCATCGTCGCGCTCACCCGGCAGGCCATCGTCAATGACGATCTGCGGGCCTTTGACCGGGCGCTCGGCACGGCGGGCATGAAGGCCTCCGATCTCGAAAGCGGCCTCGTCTACAACGAGATTCTCGCAAACCCGCTTCTGGCCGATGGCGTCACCCTGTTCTCCGCGGCAGCGGGCCGCGCCAACCAGGGCACGGCGGCGGCGATCACCGAGACCTCGCTCACACAGGCGATCGAACTGATGACGCAGCAGCGCGAGATGACGCCTGTCGGCGTCACCGGCGATCAGATCATCAACAATTACCCGCGCTATATTCTGGTGGCGCCGGGCACGCGCGCGATTGAAGCGCGCAAGATCATCGCCCAGACGACGCCTGCCCAGGCGTCTCAGGTCAACCCCTACGCCAACGCCTTTGACGTGATCGAGGAGCCGCGCCTCTTCAATACGGCGGGTGCGCAGCGCTGGTGGCTGGCGGCCGATCCCGCGACCATCGACACGATCGAATACTGCCGCCTCGAAGGCCAGTCCGAGCCCTTCCTCGATCAGCGCGTCGGGTTCGAGGTCGATGGCGTCGAATTCAAGATCAGGCACGACTTCGCTGCCAAGGCGATCGACTTCCGCGGCCTGTTCTTCAACGCCGGCGTCTGACGGCGGCGCGACCCTAACCCGAACTCAAGGAGACCCATCTTATGCGGAACTTCATCCAGGCGGGCAACACCGTGGTGGTGCCCGCACCCTATGCCCTCACGTCCGGCCAGGGCGCGAAGGTCGGCCAGCTCTTCGGCGTCGCGACCAACGATGCCGCACTCGCCGCCGATGTCGCGCTCGATCTTACCGGCGTGTTCGAACTCACCAAGATCGGCTCGCAGGCCTGGACGGTCGGCGCACTCGTCTATTGGGACGACACCAACAAGCGCTGCACGACTGTTGCGACCGCCAACCTTCTGATCGGCGTCGCGGCTGCGGCGGTCGCGGGCGGTGCCAGCAACACCACAGGCCGTGTTCGGCTGAATGCCTCCTTCCGGGCAAACGATCTGTGATCGACGCTTTCGCTTCGGCCATCGATGCGCTCTTCGCCGATCCCAATATCGGCGAAGATGCGTTGTGGAAGGCGGGCGGCGTCGGCGCTGGCGTCGCTGTCCGTATTATCCGAAAGTCGCCTGACCGAATGACGGAGTTCGGGGAAAGCCGTGCCGTACTGCCCACCCTCGCGCTCGATATTCGGCGCTCGCAAGCCGCGACAATCGCTGAGGGCGACCTGATCATGATCGGCGCCGAGATATTCAAGATCATCGGCGAACCGATGGGCGATGCCCTCGGGCTCGTGTCGGCGTGTGAGGCGGTGAAGGTATAGTACTCACTGGATGCGGAAGTAGGTTCGGCTCCCGATTGGTTCACCGTTCTTCTCGAACCGACCGGATGACCATCGTTCGGGACGTTCCATGAAGACCTCCCAAACCATCAGCCCGAAGCAGCGGGCCGATGCATTGTAGTCTCGACGCGTGGCCTTCTCGTATATCGGCTGATAGACCGTGCCGCCCCAATTCGATCCCGGCATCCATCCTGCTGTCTGAATTTCGGTGCCTTCGATCAAGGCGTTCAGTTCGGTTTTGATCGCCCTGATCTCATCGGCAGTCATCCGGGACATGAATGCCCTGAATTCGCTGGCGTAAGGGACGCTTGTGATGGTCTTTCCAGACATCAAATCGATGAGCATACGGCTCTCCCGAAAATGCGTTTTGAACGTCTCAGATCACGCTCTTATTGTGATCTCAATTGCCTCGACCGGAACACCAAACATGGCGGACAGTCCCTCCTTAGCTTCTGCAATTGTGAGCTTCAGAGTCTGATCTTCTTCGTCGAGGACACCAGTCGCGCGTTCTAGGCCGGGGACACTCTCTGACACCGCCAGGGCGGCCTGCTCAGGCATAGGCTTGAAGACCAGGTCATCCAGCTTGATGCCGAGATCTTCGAGGGTCGTATAGCGGACAGGGTTGCGCCACCCCTTACCCCAGGTATCCGGCAGAGCGATTTCTGCGTATTCCGAAAACTGCAACAGCCAACGGTCGGGATTCTCCGGCGACACAACAACATCGGCAATACGACCGATAAGGAATGCAGACCCATGCTTTTCGGGGCCTTCTGCGGCCCGGGTGTTAGCGTTACGCGTGCACACAGCGAACTCATAGTCCCGGGCATGGGTCCGGTTAAGCGCCCAGGAGCATGTGCCACCAACGCTCAGAATGTGTTCGCGGCTTTTGAAGGTAAGGACGGCAATCGCCTTGTTTATGCCCGACATTAGGTCGATCTCCCTGATAACTTCGGCATAAATAGGTGATAAATTTCACCTCGTCAAGGGTCGTTCTGATAAATGTATAGATACTTTTCCTAGTTATCCCCGCTCGGCCGCTTTTTGACGAGAACCCATGCGCTTCAACATCCAGCGTCCCGATCTCGGCAAAGCGCTTGCTGAAACCGAGAGGGATATCGAACGCGCCGTCACGTCGGGGATGCGCGACGCTGCTGATGGCCTGAAGCAGGATCTCCGCGAAGATGTCGTCGCGGCCGGGCTCGGTGAACGGTTGTCTCGGACATGGCGGGGAAAGACCTTCCCGGATGTGGGCGAAAGCGCCGAAGCCGCCGCCTATGTCTGGTCGCGGGCGCCGAAGATCGTCGATGCCTTCGATCGTGGCGTGGTGATCCGCTCGGCGCGCGGTCTGTTCCTGGCGATCCCTACCGCTGCCGCCGGCAAGAGCGGACGGAGTGCCATTGGCTCGCGCGAAAAGATCACGCCGGAAGGCTGGCAGCGGCGAACCGGCCTGAAGCTTCGGTTCGTCTATCGCCGTGGCCGTCCCCCGCTGCTGATCGCGGATGACGCCCGGATCAACACGCGCGGGCTTGCCGCCCGCAATCGCCGCAAGGCCGGACAGGCGAGCGTCATCGTGTTCATTCTGGTGCCGCAGGTCGCCCTGAAAAAACGCCTCGATGTCGAGAGTGCTGCCAAGCGACAAGCCGCGCGCGTGCCCTCGTTGATCGCGCGGCACTGGCCGCAATCCTGATCAGGGTCTGATCTTCGCAATATAGCTTACACCCGGCAAATTCTCGAAATGCGCATCGCAGGTTAACA